AAACTACTAACTGACGCTTTAGTGTTAATTCCATGCCTTTTACTATCGCCCTTGTCTTGAGGGTTCTTGCCGTCAGCAAAATTTTCTCTCATAATATATGATGTAGAAATAATATCGCTAACTTTCATAATATATTTAACCAATAATAAATGTGTAGCCAGTGCCGCCTGACACTAGAGTTTCTAATTCTTTATCTAACGCTGCTAATTCTTCTTTACTTGCTGCTTTTAAGTCACCACCATTTAATTGTGTTCCGCCTTGCGGGCCAGCAATGGTAGCAAATTTGCTACGAGCTTCTCCAAGCATGCCTTTACATATTGCCAAACTGTAGTCTCTAATCCATTGTTTAGCATACAGGTCATTAATTAAATTATAATCAGGTCTATAATTATAGCAACGTAGCATAACTACTTCGCCATCGGAAAAAGGTCGTTGCAACGATCTCCAAACATGACTTTGTGGAATCCATTGGAATTCTAAGAAACTACCAAACATACGTCCTACCATTTCTTGATATTGTGCAAACATTTCGTATGTAGCAATTCCACCTAGCATTGTTGAGTTAAGCAAATAGGTGTTGGTATAAGCCAAGTTGAATGGTTCAAAATTTGTACCTGTGCCTCCACCGGTTCTTGATCCCAATGTTCGTCTAAATGCAGATCTTACTTCAATAACTTCATCAGGAAGTCTATACTCGTTGGTGTCTTTTTTAAGTTCTAAAAACATATAACTTTCTTCAACCGCATTAGAACTACGCTGTCTAAATCTATTAATAGTTTTTTCTAAGGCTGTTTCATAATGTATAGGATCTAGTTCGACATCAACCATGCCATCGCCTAGCATAGTGCGGCAATAATCATATACTTTTTGACGTTCTTGTTGTGGATTTACCTGTGACATTTGAATCTCCCGTAGTATTTAGCTGCTAAATACTAGACTATGCCACGTTTAAGCCTATACCGCCCTCAAAAAGGCAATGATTATAAATTTATCGATCGTACAGCCAGCGAGATGTTTCAAGTTGGCGGCACTGATCTCTATTTGCACAAATACCTAGGTCCTGAAAATCCCAGTGATGAAAATGCCACTGCTGATCAACCGCAGTATGATGCTGTAAAAGAAACAAATATACAAGATTTGTTGTTGTTAGAAAATAGAGATCGAAAATACGATCCTAGCATTTATAAACTTCGAGGCGTGTATAATGTTGCAGATTTAGATTTTAATTTAAGTCAATTTGGATTGTTTATCGACAATGATGTTGTTTATATGACTGTTCATATAAACGATTTTATTCAAGCAGTGGGCAGAAAACCACTAAGCGGAGATGTAATAGAATTGCCGCATGTCAAAGATGAATTTGCACTAAATGATTTTGATGTTAGCTTGCCGAGATACTTTGTTATCAGTGATATAGGGCGTGCCGCTGAGGGATTTAGCCCCACTTGGTATCCACATTTGTATAGATTAAAACTTACAAAGATCATGGACAGTCAGCAATATAAAGATATCTTTAATCAAAAAATTGTTGATCCTGTAACAGGCGAAGAAACAGATACAACATTAAGTGATATCCTCAGCACTTACAATAAGAGTATTGAGATCAATGATGCTGTTATTGCACAAGCAGAAGCTAACTCGCCCAAGAGTGGTTATGAAACACAACAATTTTATACTCTAACAGTTGATCAGTACGGAAAGCCTAACCTCTTAACAGTTGATGATGCATCAACACCACCCGATGCCAGTACTATGTCATTGGATGTTAGTAGAATTGCAGATCGCCCTAAGCGTACAGGATATCAAGGGTACTTGGTGGGCGACGGAATTCCGGACAATGGTGTAGATTTTGGTCACGGTGTTACGTTCCCTGACAATCCGTTTGATGGAGATTTTTGGCTTAGAACTGACTTTCTACCTAACAGACTGTTTAGATATGACGGAGCTCGTTGGATCAAATATGAAGATTCTGTAAGACACACTCTATCTAATACCAATACAAGACAAACTTTAAAGACCAGTTTCATTAATAATGACAATGCCACTGGAGTTGATATGATTGCCTCCGAAGTGGTTAGAATGTCTAGCACTACAAATCAAATTCAAACAACGTATTCTTATACAGCTGATATGTATGCCACTGGAATTATAGGTGAGTCGGTTGTTAAATTAGATGTAACCAACGGTGTCGGCGGCAAAGCAATAGTTACATTTCCAGAAACTATTAATCAAGGAGCACAGGTACAATGGAAATTGTACACCAGCTCTATTAAACAACGAGTTGCAGTTAGCAAAGCAATTAAACCTCGGGCAGATTTATAATGCAACATTTTTATGACGGACAGATACGTCGATATCTTTTACAAGTAATTAGATTACTCAGCAATTTTGTAGTAAAATACGGTGACGGAACTTTAGTTAGAATCCCAGTTGTCTATGGTGACAGTGATCGACAAGCTGCTAACATTGTAAGTCAAAACAGTCAAAACACCATATTGAGTGCTCCTAGAATTGCTGTATATATTGCAGGATTAGAATTAGATATCAACCGACTGGCTGATGCAACCTATGTAGGAAAAGTACATATACGTGAAAGAGATATTGACGACAACGGCAATTATACCAGTACCCAAGGAAACAATTACACCGTTGAAAGGTTAATGCCTACTCCTTATAAATTAACATTTAAAGTAGATATTTGGAGTTCTAGCACTGATCAGAAATTACAAATCTTAGAACAAATTTTAATGTTGTTCAATCCTAGTTTAGAAATACAAACAACTGACAACTATGTTGATTGGACTAGCCTAAGCGTCGTTGATTTAACCGATGTTACTTTTAGTTCAAGATCTATACCTGTAGGAACCAACGCTGATATTGATATTGCTACTCTAGGTCTAAGCACACCTATATGGATTAGTCCTCCTGCTAAAGTAAAGAGATTAGGTGTTACTACCAGCATTATCAGTAATATTTTAGGTGGTATCTACGGAGGCAATGACAGTTTTATTGAAGGACTGGGCACTGACAACAACATGTCAAACTCCGAGTTGTATGGTGGAAATAATATAACTTCACACAAATACACTGTCGGAAACTTTGACATTGAAGTTGGCAGCAACGGCACTATAAGATTAACTAGTGCATCTGATCCTGGAAATTATCTATCGTGGCAAGTAGTTATACAACAGAATCCAGAGTCTTATAAACCAGGCCTTACTAAATTATTTTTAAGACAGCCTGACGGTACTTATGTAGTTGGATATGTAACAATCAATCCGCTAGACGACACTATACTAGTAGTTAATTGGGACGGAGACTCATTTCCAAGTAACACTGCAATACCAGGCCCGGCAAGACCACAGGCTGATTGGGGATATTTTGATGCAATCATTGATCCTCAACGAACAGGACCTAACGCAGGACTACCTGCACCAATTGCAGGTGTTAGGTATTTGATATTAGAAGATATCGGTGGTGGCTACAAAGATACCTTTACTGCGGACCATCCTACCTTGAGAATCAACACAAATGTATTGCATTCTAAAGTCTATGATCACAAAGTATTTGTTGATGGTGTAGAAGTTGGTTCAGGCAGTTTGCGTATTCCAGATCAACCAGAAACTGGAAATTATTACATAACACTAGATGATGCTGCTCCAACTAATAGTGAAATTACTTATATTTTAGAAGTCAATGAAGATGGTGCAGATGCATGGAAAAACGCAGACGACAGTGATTTTATTGCAGGAGCAAATGATCTTATAGAATGGAACGGCACTAAATGGAATGTAGTGTTTAGTGCAAAAGAATCTGCTGACCTATTAGTATATCAAATGAATATTTTTACAAAAACACAATACAAGTGGAACGGTGTAAATTGGAGTAAGAGTTTCGAAGGCGACTATAAACGAGGAGACTGGCGATTTGAACTCTAAAGATCGTATAGTTTGTAGCGGCGCACTTTTTTATGCTAAATCTACAAAAAGGATTCTATTGTTGCAAAAGTCCTATGGGAAACATCAAGGCACATGGGGACTAGTAGGTGGTACAAATGAAGTTGAAGAAACTCCTTGGCAAGGTCTTCAACGAGAAATTCAAGAAGAAATAGGTGTGTTTCCTAATATCTTAAAAGTTATACCGTTAGAAACGTTTGTTAGTAATGATAAAGTTTTTAATTTTCACACCTACTTGTGTGTTATTAACGATGAGTTTTTGCCCACTCTTAGTCAAGAACACACAGGTTATAGTTGGAGCACTATAGACTTTACTCCTAAACCCTTACATCAAGGATTGAAAAATAGTTTTAATAGTAGAATTATTAGAACAAAATTGCAAACAATATTTGATATAATTGAACTGATTTAACCAGCATATACCGCGTTCAGTGTGAACCATCGTGTAGTAGTAGTTGAAACATATTCTAATGTTGTAGCAGTATCTAATATAAATGGCACATTGGTTCCGAGGTCGTTAATCGAAGCGCCCGATGCTGGATAAACTCTTAAAGAATTTGCTCCGCTGTTTCTAATAACTATTCGTGTGCCAGGAATAGATGTAGGTAATCTTGCACCAGTACCCGATGCAACTGTTGTAAATTCGTTAATAGGTCTAATAATAGCCAATGCATCGCTTTGTGTAGATCCAGTTCCCGTTAATGTTCCACTTGTGCCAAAGGCAACAAATCCGCCAAACTGTGCCAATCTAATAATTCCAGTATCCAATACTTCAATACTGGGAATACCCGAAATGTCATTAACTGAAAATATAGTTCCAGACATTGAATTAGTAATACTAAACAACTGTCCAGCTGATCCTTCAAAACTTAGCGTTCCGTTACTGGTAGGATAAGTCCTCAATGTAATATTTTGAGGTCCTAAACTAGCATTTGCTCCACTGAAAACTATCTGTGGATCGGCTGTAGTGGATCCTATATTTGGAGTTATTACAATATTTTTATCTGAATGTGCCATGGTTTATCTCTCTTGTATTTATTAGATTCCGTAACGGTTGCGTAGTGCGTTAAAGTTTTGTTGGATTTCTGTTGCGGTCAATGCTCGATTATATACCTTAGTAATAGGCATTAATCCGTGCATATATCTACCATTAGGAGCATCGCCTCTTCCCAAAAAACCTATTTTTAATCCACTTCCGGATGCTGCGAATGAAGCACTTGCTACAGTACCTCCATCATTAATACCATTGAGATAAAATTGAATTGATGTACCAGCATCATTCGTAACCATTGCAGCTTGATACCAAACATTTGGTTGAATTACAGTGCCACCATAATACCAGCCACCGAGAACCCTATCCCACACAGCAAGTCTGCTTTGAAATACGGTCCAATACCAGCTATGATAGTCGATAGAACTAGCGCCGATAAAATTGTACAAATTACCAGAAACAACTGAATCTAACTTGAACCAATTCTCAACAGTATGGCCGCCTGTAGT